CGCTTCAATATGTGAAGCCTGCTTCTAAATGGCAAACCCGCCCTGACGCTTTTGCGTCGGGGCGGGTTTTGTGATGTTTGCTTACAGCAGCAGCCAGCTGAGCACCATGCCGACAAGCAGTGTGATTCCGGCGGTGAGCAGGGCGAGCAGAACTTTCTGATAGGGCCGCTTGCCCGCTTCGACCTTCTGCTCGATCTCGTCGAGCCGCTTCCCTTCGCTGAAGGCCAAGATCTCTCTGTAGGACTGGACGTTATTTGCTTTTTTGATGCGCTCGAGGCGGAGGGCAAAGTACATCGCGCTGCCCCAGAGCAAAAGCTCCGGAATGAAGCCGTACAGGTCGAACCACTTGATTAGAGGCACGGGCAGGATGATCGTGGCGGCGAGCAGAACAGTGTAGATGATGGCGTCGCGGTTCATGGCTTTGACATCGGCGGCGTTGACTTCCTGTTTCATGGTTTCCAAATCTCCTTTGATGAGTTGGTCGAGCGAAACATCAAAGAGGGCGCTGAGCAGGAGCAGACTGTGGATATCGGGATAGCTCTGGCCCCATTCACATACTTAAAGATATTGGCCTCTCAGTCGATCTTTCCTACAAACTTATAGAAAATCTCGACCTCTTGCTCTCGACTTCCATCTTCGTGTTTGATTGCCTCGTGGACTGCGATTTTTTCCACAAGAGCATTGAGTAAAATTGAGTCTAATTCCGTTGGAGATGCGTACTGCTTAATCAGTTTCACCCAAGTTTCAATATTGCTATATCGCTCAGAATTTTCACTGATTTGCCCATTAAGTAGGTCTATCTTCCCATCCAAAGCGTTTTGCTCTTCCTGATATTTTGCAGACAGCATAATGAAGTTTCGCTCCGTGATTCTCTCAGCAATTCGATCCTCATATAGCTTGGCGAAAAGGTTGTCTAATTCCTTTTGTCGTTTTTCAGCTCTCTTCAAATCGTCAGCGATCTTTTTTCGCTCGGCATTCTGTTTTGCATTGCCTGTTTGAAGAAGCCTTTCTAAAAGAGCATCCTCGTCTTGTACGGCCTGCGCCGCCCAATACTGAATTCTTGATAGCACATAGGCATACAGTACATCGTATCGGATGTAGTGTGCAGAACAATGGATTCCTACTTGCCCATACTTGCTGCATGTATAGTGGCTGTATGGGTTTTTATTTTGCCGATTCGTACCGAAACGCATTGACCATCCGCAATCAGCACATTTGACAAGCCCAGAGAAGATCTGCGTTGTGTGATCTTTCTGCATCCGACGTCTGGTAGCAATCTGCTCTTGGACAGAAGCAAACATTTCCTTTGGAATCAATCCATCGTGAGTGTTTTCAATTCTCCACCACTCATCTTCTGGCTTGCGAATGCGTTTCTTGTTCTTGAAAGATATGTTCGTCTCTTTGTAGTGAACCGTATTTCCAATGTAGATTTCATCTTTCAAGATGTACTTGACTTGCGCAACCGTCCATGCGTACCGTTTTTCTTCTGAGGCATTTTGATATACATGAGCGAATGTCCCGAATCTCTGGTAGTTGATCCAAGACGGCGTAGGAACTTTTTCTGCAATTAGAGTCCTTGTAATTTTAGCAGCTCCAGCACCGTGATAAGCCAAATCAAAGATTTTCTCAGGTATCCACCTTGTTTCTTCATCTGGCACAATGCGGTTTTTGATTTCTGGATGCCGCTTATATCCGATTTTAACATACGCGCAAATACGATCCCCAGCAGCAAACTTTGCTTTGAAAGCAGCCTTGACTTTACGGCTCGTGTCTTTTGCGAACCATTCATTGAATAGGTTCTTGAACGGAACGAAGTCCGACAAGCCCTTTTCCGTATCTTCATTCTCTGTGACGGCAATATAGCGGATTCGTTTTTCTGGAAAGTAGAATTCCAGATAATAGTCCATCATGATATGCTCACGACCAAGGCGGGAGAGATCCTTAGTAATAATGCAATTCACCTTTCCGGACTCGACATCTTCCATCATGCGTTGGAACGCTGGACGATCAAAGTTCGTGCCAGTCCAACCATCATCAATGTATTCGTCAACTATAATGAAGTGCTGTTCATTAGCAAATTGTGTGATGATTTTGCGCTGGGTTTCAATACTAACGCTTTCTCCGTAATCTTCATCGTCTCGGCTCAATCGCATATAGAGCGCGACGCGATAAATCAGTTGTTTCACCGTTGTTTAGCAACCTCCTTTAGTAGTGAAACAACTCGCACTTATGATAAGCTTACCGCATAATTATATCACAAGTACGAGCTGTTGTCACCGGTATTAAGCTGCATTTGCAGCATATTGTACTGCGTTTTCTACGAGATCTTTGATATGTTTACCCTTGCTATTAAAATGCTCTGTTACACGGATTTTCGTATTACCAACTACAAAAAATTGCGTACCGTTTTCATCCGTAATATACTTAGGCTTTTCTTCTTTAAGCCGCTTGCTCATCTGGATAATCTCCATCAAAGATTTGAATATCAATCGGTGTTTGAAGCATGGGGTAAACGATGCGATCTCGAACCTCGTTCCAATTTTCAGCCCATGTAAGTTCTTCTTGCACAGCGATAATATGCGCCAGATATCCACGGTACTGATCCGAGATTTTAGCGCAGCGGACACCCTTTATATTTACTTTTTCACCATTGAATGTGAAACCGTTGCGAGTCTCTTCAAAAACCATCAATGGCATATTCCTAAACATTTCGAGGTAGTTCTTAACCGCAGAAATGCTCTTATAGAAAATGAGAATTTTGAACATCAATTCACGCTCCAAATGCTGTTTAACTAATTCCTTACAGGTTTTCATCGTCCTCTTCGGACTTGTCTGCATAGAATAGTTTGCTGTTTCCGTCTTCGTTGATTGCTAAGGCACATAGTTTCCTGCCATAAACACACGCCGAGTCGATACAAATATCGCCAGTTGCTACGGTATAAGCAGCACCAGTTTTACTTGGTGTATGCCCAAAGATTACCTGTTTCTCTCGTGGCCTGTGGTCATTATGTCGAATCCAATCGCGTCCCCAAAGCAGATCATGTGCAGTATTGTCTTTGAGTAATGGTTTTGACAGGCCGGCATGACAGAATATAATTTCTGGCGTATCATACACAAGCGGAAGAGTCTTAAACCAATCAATATCTGATTCAATGTCTACGCCATTTCTGTCGTAGCTACATACAGTCGAATATCCGCCATTGTAAAACCAAAGCGAATTGTCTCCGCTTATAAATGCGTCAACTGCCATTTGTTCATGATTACCACGAAGGCAAACGCAACGGTCTTTTCCTACCTGTTGCTGGAGCTTGCGAAGAAATGCCACAGTTTCACAGCTATTTGCTCCGCGATCTATGTAGTCACCGACAAACACTAATGTATCTGTCTGACTGCTATAATCCACACTTTTCAGAAGCTCTTTCAGTGTGTGGAGACATCCGTGAATGTCTCCGATGGCAATTAGCCTATCCATTTCGGATTCCTTTCAGTAACGCAGACGGCTTTGTGTTAAAAATCTCTTTAGTGACAATATGGTGTTCATTGAGCAACTTGCAATACAGACTTGCTGCACTGCTACCAGATACGATAGTAAGCTCATTTACAAGTGGGGTAATCAGTCCAATCCCATTACTAATAGGGATTTCAGATACAAACACCTTATCTACAATGTCATTTGGCAAGCCTTGAATCGTACAATAACCATTGTCCGTAATGATCGTACAACCCTGCCAATCAGGAATAAGTAATACTTTCATTTATTCGTCTCCTTGAAATGCTGCGAACGGAAGAGCTTTTTCAAAATAGAAAAATTCCGTATGGCTTCCTACATCAAACTTTGTCATTTGCTTTCCCTTGCATTCCTCATGCCATATTCTCGTGTAATAAATCTTGAAGTTTCGTTCATTACAAAATTCATTGATTTTTGCAACGATCTGTTTGGCAATCTCTTTGTCTGGCTTTCTGCCGTCGATATTAGCAATGTGGCGGAATTTAGCTTGGCTATTGCGAAAATATAGTTTCATACCTCATCGCTCCTTGCTGAAAGTCTGTAAATAGTGACATCCATATCCGCAAAGTATGTGTT